GGCCCAGATGCGCCTCGACAAGGGCGCGCATCTGGGCCAGCGTCAGGCGGCCGAAATCGGCCCGGTCGATGCCCCGCCGTCCAAGATAGGCAGCAATGGCGGCCCATCCGCCTCCGGCGCCGCCCGCTGCGGCAGCGCTGCCACCAGTTCGGCCCGCGCCAACGCGATCTGCGCCAGGGCCGGGATGACGCAGCGCACCATAAAATCCCCGTTCACCTGCACGACGATCGCCTCCAGCAGGCGGCTGAAGTCGTCGGCATGCAGCCCGCCGACCTGTGCGGCGGTCAGCGGGGTGGTGGCCATGATCACCGCCATCGCGGCCTCGGGGTGATCGGCCACGGCCTGAAAGTAGTTCTGGATCAGGATCAGATCTGCAATCGGGCGGATGGCCCGAAAGTAGGTGGCCAACTGGTCGAAGGTCAGGGGCAGCAGTGCCACGTTGCCCGCGCGGGTCCGCACGACGAGCGGCACCGGAAAGAACAGATCGAGGTCGTCCATCACCGGGACACCGCGCAGTTCGTTGTTGCCGGTGCCGAAGGTCGGCAGAAAGCGCAATTCGGTCTCGAAGAACCGCCGCCCCTTGATGTCGACCGGCTTTGGCCTGGAGCGCTGCACGCGGGTGCCGAAGATGGTGATCCTCCTGCCCGCCGTCGCGCCCCAGGTGATGCCCAGCGTGCTGATGGCGGTGTTGCCGCGGATCGCAGTCCACAGCGCCACCTCTTCGGCGCTGTTCAGCGCAACCGTCACCTTGCCGGTCACCGCGCGCCCGGTGATCAGCACGGCCTCGCCGCCCAGGACCGGGTAATGTTCGGTGGTGACACCCATATTGATCGAGATTCCCACCGACTGCAATTTGGTGCCGCCGCTGATCGCGCCAGTGGCATAAGTGTCGCCGATGGTGATGTCGCCCGCTGCCGCATCCGTGATCAGGGTCCGCACCTGGAAGGCCGCCAGATCATGGGCGGGCGTCGCCTCGGCCACATGGAACGTGTCCATGCCGAGCATGTCGAAGTCGATTTTCGGGATCTTGAAGGCGGGGATGTCGATCGTGCAGTTGCCGCGCGTCCCGCGCAGGACGCGCCGCACACCGGCGTCGAACGCACGTATGGTCAAGCTGCCCGGGGTTTCCGAAACCGGGGTGTATTCGACCCGGCTGGCGGCAAAGATCGTCGCGCCATGCCGCAGGCCTGCAGGTCGCGGCCCCAGGCCGGGGCCGTCGCCACCACGCCGGACGCGGCCATCTCGATGGCATACTTGGCCCGGTACAGATGCACCGCCACCAGTTCTTCGGTCGCCCCGAAATACGGCAGGGCCAGTTCGCGCGACTCGTACCCGGTCTCGGGCGTGAGATCGGGAATGCTGGTCAGGGCAAAGTCGGCGGCAACGTATGATCCGGGATCGACGCCATAGGTCGCCTCGAGCTTGCGCTGGATCATGATCTGGGTGGCGGAACGCTGGCTCATGGGGTCACCTCGGGCGATTGATCAGCGGGCATCGGTTCGGGGTGCCCGCTGGTCGGGTTGAAGATGTAGCTGCCGCCGGACTGCGGTACCGGCGTCAGCACGGACGATGGCGCGGTGGGCAGGGTCGGTGCCGGGGCGGGCGTCTCTGCGACAGGCTGCGCCTCGTCAGTTGCGGATTCGGTCTTGGCCGGGCGGTTCATAAGACGATCCTCATGTCGTCATCCCGGTAAAAGGTCAGTTGGCAGGACGTGACGCCTGCATCGAAACTGCGCCAACGGCCGCTGCCGAACAGCCAGGGCGGATCCGTCGCCACGTCGGCCCACCCGATCAACGCGTCCATCAGGGCATCGATCAGCGGCCCCAGACCGTCGAGCGCGGTTGCGCCGACCGGGTCGCGGGTATTGTAGAACAGTACGAGGTCGATCCGGCGGGTGATGCCCTGAATTGCCATTGGCCCCTGCGAGAATGGCTCGCCACCGTCGATTGCGCCCTCGATCAGGAACACGACAGGGGTGCCCGACAGGGGTGCCCGACAGGTTGCCCGGGGTGGCCAGCGCCGCCGACAACGCGGCCGCGCCGCTGATCTTGCCGGCCAGGCTTGGCACCCGGGCGATTATCCTGTTGCGGATCGGGCTCATGGCGGCCCTGTCAGGAACCGGCGGATCGCCCAGGTCTGCACGTAAATGCTGACACCCTTGCCGACCGGGCTCGATTCACCGCCCAATAGGACACAGTCGCCGGGGCTGCCCGGCGGTACCCAGCCGGCCAGGGCCTGTTCGAGGTCGTGCTTGCAGGCGGCAAAGCTCAGCGCCCGGTCGCCGCCCAGGCCCTCGTCATAGACGCGCAGCACGATGCCGACCGCAAGATGCTCTTCGACCAGTTGGCGGGTCGCAACCGTATAGGCGACGGGTGCTGTCGCGCGCTCGCGAAACGGCATGACGATCGCGGTCCCGCTTTCGACCTGGCCCGCCATCTCGGTCATGATGTCGATATCCTCGGCGATCCGGACCCCTTGCCAGCGCGGGCGGTCAGCCGGGCGGTCAGCCGGGCGCGCATCGCCGCCAGCATCAGGGCCACCCCTGCAAGCGGCCCGGCGTGAACACCCGGGGCGGATGGCTGGCCAGCACCTGCCCGCTCTGCGCGGCGGGCGCGGTCAGCCCGGCGGCGGCAGGCAGGTTGATCCGCCCCGCCGCCAGGTCCTACAGCGCCTGGATTGCGTCCTTGCAATCCTGCGCGACATGCTCGGGCGCGCCGTTGCGGTGCAGGATGTAGCGCGCGATCGACACCGCCCAGGTCCGGACCAGTTCGGGCACGGAGGCGAGCGGCAGGACATTGCGGGTCGAGACGTAGCCGTCGATCCTGTTGTCCGTATCGGCCAGCGCCGCCGCGATCACGAGCGGATCGGCAGTGCCGTTACGATCGTGATCGGCGATCTGCCGGATCTCGGCCTCGCCGGCACGCTCGGTCAGATCGGCAAGGAGGGCATACGGCATGACAGCGGGATCCTGGGTGTGGTCGGGATGCCGGGGGCGGGCGGACCCGCCCCCGGCGCGGGGCTTTTGTCAGCCCTTTGCCGCCCGAGCCCGCGCCGATGGTTTGGCGGCGGCGACGGGCGGTGCCGTTTGCGGCGGCTCCCCAGCAAGGTCATCGGTCGCGACGACGCCGGCCTCCCTCAGGGCGGCGGCCTCCTCGGGCGTGACCTCGCGGATATCGCCCGGCATCAGCCAGTCCGCCCCCAGCTTGACAGGGTCGGTCAGGGTGACCGTGACCATGGGACCAGCGCTGTCCATCAGCTCTTTCCCGCGTTCACGAACAGGTACCCGGCGTCGGCACCGGTGATGAAGGGGCGCCGCTCGGTCTTGACCGGATAGATTCACCAGTCGTTGTGCCGCTCGTAATACGGCGTTTCCACCATGGGATAGCCCAGCAGCTCGTAGGTATAGCCGTAGGCAGGCACCATGAAGTTGTCGCCCTCGGGCACATAGGCCAGAATGAGGTCGTCGCCCCAGACATCCGTTGCCTGCGCGGTGCTGAGGGCCGCATCGGGCAAAAATACCGCCTTGCCGCAGACGACCGTCTTCACATCGAAGAACGCCGCCAGCATCTCGGCGGTGACGCTGTCGCGTCCGGTATACTTGAACTGCTCCCGCACCGCCGCATGGCGCTTGAGCGCGTTGAACGCGTTCGGCCCCATCACCATCGTGTTCGGATAGCGCCCGATGAATCGGCGCACCGCCTCTTTGGCCACATCGACATCGGCCTGCGGGGTCGAGGCCGATTGCGTCCGGCGCGCCGTGGTCGTTAGCGTGACCCTGTTGCTGGCCGCATAGGTCGCGGTATTGCGCGCCATCGTCGCGGCGTCGAATTCAAGACCGAGGTCGACGGCGTCCAGCACCATGCGCATGGCGCCCTGGCCGAGATCGATGCCCGGGATCGACATCGCCTCTTCCTGATGCTCGATCGGCACCACGCCTTCCAGCGCATCCTGGATCAGACTGATCGGGTCGGATGCATAGCCTTACTGCACCCGCCGCTTGTCCGCGCCGGGCGCCCGTCGCGTGTTCAGCATCCGGAAGGATTCCTTGCCGAACCGCAATACCCGCATCGAGCGGTTCGGAACCGGGGCGCGGGGGAACAGCAGGTGCGACACGAAATCGGCGTTGCGAAAGCCGCGCGCATAGCTCGACAGGATCGGGTCGACGACGGCGGCGGTGCGGGTGTTCATGGGTATCATTTGACGCTCCTTACGAACGGATCAGGATGGTGACGAGCTCGCCGTCGGCTGCGGCGTTCAGCGCCACGGCGAACGGATTGACGCCGGCGCCCTGGGCCTGGACGTTGCCGGCGCCGACGGCCGAGACGACGCGGCCGCCCAGGGCGATCGTGCCGACCGCCCTGACCCGGGCCATGCCCGCAACCATGACGGCGGCCGGATCGCCGATGACGGTGTTGGGGCTTATGGCCACCCCCAGCACGGCCGCATCGGCGGTGATGATCCCGAGCCCCGCAAAGTTGACGAGGGTATAGGCGTCGAACAGCCCGGTCGAGATCACGGTATGGATCAGGAGGTCCTGGAAAAACTGCATGATGGCCCCCTTTCAGGCGACGGCGCGGACAGCGGCGTCATAGGTCGTGGCGGGATATTTGCGCTGGAAGTCCAGCGCCTTGTTGTGCAGCGCAAGCCGCGCGGGATCGACGGCGCGGCCGTCGGCGGCAAAGGCAGCCTCGCGCCCCGGCGTGGCGCCCTCGGGCATATCCATCGCGCCGAAACTGACGATCTTCGGCTGGGCCTCCAGCAGTTCGCGCAGCGCGGTGCCCAGCGACAGCTTCTCGGCGCCTGCGGCAAAGCTGACGGCGGCATGGCCGGGCGCGGCATCGAGGATCGCCACGACCTTGTCCTTGGAGGCCGGGGTCAGCTTGCCCCCGGCGACCAGGCTCTCGGCAAAGGCGACATGGTCCTGATGCACCACCAGGGCCTCGCGGGCGGCGATGGCCTGCTCGCGCGCGCTCAGCGTCGCCTCGCGCACGGCAAAGGCGGGATCGGGGCCGGATTCGGGACCGGGGCGGGTGTCTTGTCCAAGGCGGTTTCCTTCTGCGTTTCGGGTTGTGGAGTGAAAGCGGCCGCAAAGCGCGGCGCGGGATCGTCGGATTGCTCCAGCCAGTCGATCTGCCAGGCCGGCAGGGCCTTGTCGGCATCCTCCAGGCCGAAGCGGTCGATGAAGAAATCGCGCGACTGTCGCAGCAGCGTCGCGGCCTCGTAGCCGGTGCCGAAGTCGGTCGTGCCCAGGGCGGCGGTAAACGTGA